TCGACAGAACTGTGTCATCCACTTTGGGTTTCCCCTCTTTGGTGAACTCCTCTGGCTTCCACTCCAGACTGTTTTGTAGTACCCAAGCGATGTGCTCCCGAGAATTCGGGTTGAGGTCAGTAAGACGGCACATTGCTGCACCGGCTACATATCCTCTTGGCGCGTTGTCTCGCTTTGGGGTGAAGAGCCCTCCGTCAACGAACGGGAACCGTTGTCTCAATCGTTCGCTGAGAGTATTCAGTTGTTGGTTGATCTCAGCTTCAAGTTCCAAAGCCCCTTGAACATTGAAACCAAAGCCAGATCGTTCCTGCAGGGCGATGAGCTGTGCAAAGCGCATCTCAAGGTCAACGGCACAAGGGATGCTGTCGGCCTTCGGTTGCAACCTGCGCCAAAGTTTAAGGTTTAGTTCAACATCACAGACGCACCGTTCAGCCAGTTCATCAGTTAGCACACTGAAGTCCACAAGGTCGGCATGACGTTTGTTATGGCCGAGACGAAACCCATAAGCTTCAAGGCTGTGACGCCCGTAGAGCTGCATGGGCATCCCCTCCCATTTCTTCTTGAGGTCAGTGTCCAAGATGTTTGGGTACAGCATCCGACACAGGATTAACGTGTCAATCTGCTTTCCCCTCGGTTTGAACTCTGGGTAGACCGTTTGTATTGCTGGTATGTCGTACTGAATAATGTTGTGGCCGACTAACTCATCAGCCTGTTCAAGTATTGGTAACCACTCCTTTGGATCTTCATACAGGATGGAACCAGATCCATCGTTGATGACACAACAGTGGATCTTTGTAACGTCCCTAGTCTTCAGAGCATTTGTCTCCACGTCGAACGTTATCGTCGATGTAGACCTTGAGGTTTCTGCTGTAACAGAAGTCAAGGAAGTCCTCAAGCTTGTCGTAAGTGAGTTGGTGGCAGGTGTCATTGGACTTTAGAAAGGACTGAAGATACCTTTTCGCTGTTTCGGTAGCAGCTAGGGCTGTCACCTTGAGCGAATTCATCTCTGAGATGTGAACGTCAAAAGTCGGCTTCAAAAGAATCATCGAAAGCTGCGGTTTTACTACTGCCGCCATTTTTAAACTCCAACATTCTGCCTGTGTTTTCGTTGTATTTCACGGACCCTGCAATCCCGCACCAGCCTGTGAAACGATTCTTGAGAACGCGTACCACGGTACCCTCTGAATCGTTTTCAGATTGTTGATTTCTCTCAAGACCAATACAGATGTCACTAAGTTGGCCGATAGCAGCACTACCGCGAAGCTGAGAAAGAGAGGTCTGAGCTCCGTTTTCATGGCCTTTGTCTCCTGTGGGGCGGCGTAAGTGTGACACAAGAAGCATCCCGCAGCCAGTTTCTTCAACAAAACTGCGGAGTTTTGTCATCGTTTGATCAATAGCCCGACGTTCGTCTCCTTGGTCCAAACCTGAGACAAGAATCGAAAGGTGATCGAACACAATCCAACTACACCCGCAGCCAGAAACCAAGTGACGTATACGGTTAAGCAGAACGGTAGGGTCAAGAGAACCAAAATGGTCGTACAGAAATAACCTGCCCGTGCCAAGTGTGCTGTCAAACGCCTGTTCGATTTGGGCATCGGTGAAGTGGCCGCGATCAATGTGGATAGGGTAATCAAGCTCCATACCAACAAACCGCCTAGCAGTCCGTCTAATGTTTTCCTCCAAGGCGACGTAACCAACCGTTTCACCTTGGCGAGTGAGGAGGTCATAAGCAATTTCAGAAACAAACGTGCTCTTACCAATTCCAGAGCCAGCCGTGATAGTAATTAGTTCGCCCTTCCTGAGGCCGTGAAGCTTCTCGTTGAGGAACCTGTAGGGGTACTCAGCGCTGCTGATCTTGGGGTCCTCAAGGACCATCTGCAGCAGTTTGGTGCCACTGATAATCCCATCTGGTTCGTACTCAGCAGCTGTCCACACCATCTGCATGATGGCTTTGCTGTTGCCCCCTACTAGCGCTTCGTTGGCATCCTTGTAGCCTTCAATCTTGCCGATCTTGCCTACCCGAGGCGGCAGTAATTGGATTGCTTTATTGACTGCTTTCTGACCGTGCTCATCGCTGTCAAAACACAAAATGATCTCTTCAAACTTCAAAAGCCAATCGAGATTACTCCTGATGCACTTTTCCGCAGAGTCAGCACCATTAGGTAACGAGACACACGGCCAGCTCTTCCGTACCGTGGCGTAGCTGAGGCAGTCGTACTCACCTTCAAAGATAACCAACAGCTTGCCACCACTCCACTTCTCTTGGCCGAGAAACGTATTATCAGGATTGGTTCCGTGTTGGACAAAAGTCTTGTTTGGTTTACGAATCTTGTAACCAGTGAGACGACGTTCTTTGTCGTAGATGGGCCAGAAGTAAGCCTCACTGTCGCCATAGGTACTCTTGAAGTACCCGAAGAGGCGACAAGTTTCGTCACCGATCCCCCGGCTTGGTATTGATTGGTAAGTTCCAATAACCGGGTCGATCTCAGTGTGAGATTCATTTTGAACAGGGGACATGAGGAACGAAGAGGAAGAACCAGAGACGTGGTACGAGCAACCAGGGGTAAAGCAGTGCTGACCCCCATCGTCGTAAAGAGCAACGTTGTCGCGTGACCCACATTTCGGGCAAGACAACCGCGACACGACGCGAGACATAAAAAGACCTCCAAGGGTGTCTTGAAACCCCCGGAGGTCAGTGTCCTTTCATCCTTGTCCGAACTGACTATAGCAGCCAACTGGACGGGACCGAGGGACCTTCACACCAGGGGACGTGGTACTTATCACACCAAGCGGCGTAGGTCATACTGCCGGTTTTGGTGAGCTTTTGATGCGGTTTTTGTAGGACCATTCGGATATCGACTGAATTGTGCTGCTCTTTGAACAGCTTGATCAGCCTCCTGTCCTCCGCATCGAAGTAGCCCTTTACCTCAAGCACTACCCCGTTACTGAGAACGAAGTCAGGGGTGTAGCTACGAGGGATGAGTAAGTCGTACTTGTACTGCTCATACTCCCAGCTAACCCCCGATGCGTTGAGGTGATCAGCTACTTTGCCTTCAAAGCCCGAACGAAATCCATCTGCTTGGCGTTTGCCGTACTTATGGAATCGTCGGGCCATCTACTCAAAAGTCAGGATCTTCGCCCGACACAGTAGCAAGTTCCTTCACGTTTGGCTTGGATTGTTTGAAGCCTGATTGCTTCTTAAAAGCCTTAGCGATGTCGAAGTCACCACTGTCGCTACCAGCCGTGGTAACAGCCTTCAGGACCTGGATACCCTTAGGGCACAGCCGAAGGCCACCACGAGGGCTCTTACGAGGGATGTACATCGGCTTGATGGCTACGAGAATCTCAGAGCCCTCACGCAACTTCAAATCAACAGCAAGAGGCTGCAGTTCACTGTCTACCACAGGCAGAGGAAACTCCCCGTAGCTGGGTTTAGCAGTCAGTTTGATTACGGCTGAACCGTCTTGAGACATCTCAAACGGTGCGTCATAAAAACTTTTCTTCCCCGTCTGGTCACGATACCAGGCACATGCTGCGTCATACGCCTCAGAGATCTCTTCAACAATCTCTTCTGCGTCTTGCATAAGAACCTTGATACGGAAGTCACACGGTTCATTGTTGTAGGTAGGGGTTTCGTAAAAGTCAGGGATCCACCCAGTAAGGGTTCCTTGGATCTGCATGGCCTTTAAGTCGAAAGGACCCACAGAAGGTACCTGCGGTGCTTACGCCTCGTAGAGGGGTCTTAGGCCAGCTCTTGAAGTGGCCTCTTTAAGTGGCCTTTGAGAAAGACCCTCTTTAAGTTTTAAAGACCCTTTTAAAGAGGTCTCTAGCGGTCTTCCTTCAGAGGCCACTTAGAGAGCCCTTTTAAAGAGGTTCTTTTACCGCCATTTAAAGAGGCACTTAAATGACTCCCCAGGATCCAACTGACAACAAACAACTTGATCAGTTACTTGAAGATCTTTTGGAAGTAATTAAACAAGAAGAAGAACAGGAACAAGCAGAAGCTACTACTGATGATTACTTTGATCCTT